TTATTGAGAATAATACTCATTTGCAATTATGCCTTACCTAACTACTGGCTCCACTGAGCTTAAAGCTGTTAATCAGATCCTGGCGTCAGTTGGTCAGGCCCCTGTTACCACGTTGACAACTGAAGAAACTCATTATCAACGAAGTCTCTCGATTTACTGGTTCCATTTCAGGTACTACACTTACCACTGAAACTGCTAACATTCCTGTTGGTACTTACATTGGTGGTACTGGTGTTACTGATGGTACCTCTATCGCAGTAGCTGGTGTAGAAGTAACACCTGCCACTGATCCTGTTACCTATACCTACACTCTGAACATTTCACAGACTGTAGCTTCGGGTACATTGACTCGTAATGAGGTTACAACTAGAGTTGAAACTCAAACCAACCCGGACGTTGCGATTGCACTCAACACCCTACGAGAGGTGTCGCGTGAAGTACAGAGCGAAGGATGGACTTTCAATAAAGAATACGATTATACACTTACCCCTAATTCGGACGACGAAATCCTGATCCCTGACAACATGCTTCAGGTTGATCTGAACATCTCTTCAAAGAGATTCAACAACCGTCAGTTCGACAGCATTAACCGTGGAGGTAAACTCTACGACCGTATCAAACATACCTACAAGTGGACTGACTCTGAAGTTCATGCTGACATCCTGTGGTATTTTGAATGGGAATATATCCCCGACCCTATCCAAGCATTTATCGTAGCACGTGCTGCTGCTATCTTCTCTAGCCGTACCGTGGGTGATACCAACCAGTTCCAGATGCTCCAACAGAAGGAAGCATTTGCACGGGCTATGGCTATGGAATATGAGTGCAGCCAAGGTGACTACTCCTTCTTTGGTGAACCTCAGGGCGAAAACTATTACAATAGCTATAAACCGTTCCATACCTTGCAACGCTAATGCCAGCAGTAACACAACAGATCCCTAATTTTCTTGGTGGTGTATCCCGCCAAACTGACGACAAGAAACTAATCAATCAGCTAAGCGAGTGTGTTAACGGTTACCCTGATCCTACGTTTGGTTTGCTAAAACGTCCTGGCATGAAGCACACTAACGTGTTGAAAAAGGCTGATGGTACTGCATTTAGCGAAACTGAATTGGCAGATGCAGCGTGGTTTTTCATTGACCGTGCTACTGCTGGTTCTTACATTGGTGCTATCAAAGGTGGTGACCTATTTGTATGGACTGCTGCCGAAGGTACTTTCTGTACTGTAACCAACAATGGTTCCAGTTATTTGACAGCTGCATCTGCATCTGGTCAAAGTGATTACCACTTCCGCAGTATCCAAGATACTACATTTATCACTAACAAAAAGGTTAGTGTAACAACTCAAGCTGCTGACACTTTTGTAGCTAACTCTCAGGCTGCTATAAAACTGAAAACGCTTACAAATGGTGATGTAGTTACTATTAAGATAACCGGCACCACAACTGGTACAGAACACTCTGCCCCCGCAACCGCTCAATCTACTGCTACCTTTACAACATTTCTGACTGGTACGCACGATACTCATGATCTACTTGGTGCTGTTCAGAACCTGCTAGAAACCCGTCAGGCTGCTTCTGATACTGAGTTTGACGGTAAGTGGTATCTTAACTCCTACGCTAATAGCCTTACTATCCGTAGAACTACAGAGTCTAATGCTGTTGTAGTGGACCAAGAACCTGGAACTGGTGTAACCTATAAGTATTTTAAAGCAACCGGTCAGGGTGGTCCAAATAATAATACCATTGAAGTATCACAAGATTCAGTCACAGATGTATCTGAACTACCGCTAGAATCTTTTAACGATCATACCCTTACTATTCTTAACAGCGATACAGCAGACGATGATTACTATGTAAAATTTGTTGCTGCTGATGGTATTGGTGGCAAAGGTTATTGGCAGGAAACACGTGCTCGTGATTCATCACCTGGACTGACCAATGCTACTATGCCACACCAGCTAGAGGCAACCAGTGCAACTACTTTTACATTTGGTCCTATAACCTATAAAGGTAGGTTGACTGGCGACTCAAATACTAATCCTGACCCATCGTTTGTAGGTAAAAAGATTAACTCTACGTTTTTCTACAGCAATAGGTTTGGCGTCTTGGCTGAAGATAATGTGATCTTTGGTGTTGCCAATGATAACTTTAATTTCTTTAGCAGGTCTGCACTCACACAGATTGATTCAGATCCTATTGATTTGAACGTATCTAGTGTCCGCCCTGTTCAACTTTCAGAAGTCTTGCCCTCACCTCAAGGTCTTCTATTGTTTAGTGAAAGACAGCAGTTCCAGGTATATGCAACTGACTCAACTGTTCTAACACCATCAACGGCTGTTATTAGATCCCTCTCTAACTATGAGATGTCTTCTAACATTCAGCCTGTAGATATGGGTACAGCTACTGCTTTTGTTAGTACAGTCCCTGGTTACAGTAAGTTGTTTACTTTGAACTTGCGTGATGTTGAACAACCACCTATCGTGGTTGACATCAGTAAAGCTGTGCTTGAATGGCTTCCTGATACAATTGATGATCTTACGTCCAGCCCACCTAACTCTACAATCATGTTGGTTGACAGGGATACGTCGTATGTGTATCTTTACAAGTTTTACAACAACGGCGAAAAGGATCTATTCCAAGCTTGGACAAAGTGGGAAGTACCAGGCACTATTCAGGCTGCACGTATTCTAAATGATTCTGTCACTATTGTCATGCAGCATGAAGATGAATACACATTAGGTTCTATTGAACTAGACGAGCTACCATCTGGTAACATCTTTGCCAAAACTTCTGGGTTTACTGGTAACGTACCTCTTGATATGGCTACCCGTCCTGTCAAGCCTGCCGTAGCTGTTGATGCGGTCGTATATGACTCTACAAACGACATCACCAAGGTCTATGTACCTTATACCCCTATTGATGGTAAGGACGCTGTGATGCTCCTTACAGTACCTGACGCAGACAAAGGTACTGATGCTGTGCTAGACTCAGATCAAGGTTACTGGGCTAAAGCTATTGAACGTACCGAACCTACAACTAACTACCGTTACTTTGAAGTAAAGGGTGACTTTACCAGTTATGCTGATGGTATTGTAGTTGGTTACGGTTATGATCTAGAAGCTGTACTACCTAAGTTCTACCTTAGGAGGCAGGAATTGATAGACTATACGGCTTCTTTGACGATCGCTCGTATTAAGATGTCTGTTGGTCGTACTGGTGCTATCCGTTTTAAACTGAAACCAACTGGTTCTAATGAATGGAAGGATGTACAGCATACTGTTGAAGCTGATACCTACGCTGGCGATACTAATCCTGTAGTACAAGAGCGTGTATTTACCTTACCTATCCATCAACGTAACACTAATTTTGAACTAAAAGTGACAAGTGATTTTCCATACCCTGTGTCGTTGGTGTCGATGATGTGGGAGGGTAACTATTCTAGCAAGTATTATAGGAGGTCTTAATGTTTAATCCAAAAGAGAATCTCCTAGATCAACAGCTTGCTGTCTCTGGTCTGGAGATGCAAATTGCCGGTGTGGCTGCAGGTATTTCTGCTGTTGCAAGCATTGCTGGTGGCATTTTTGGCTCTAGTCAAGCCAGCAAAGCTAACGCGCAAGCTCAAGCTAATTACCAAGCACAGAAAAAAGCAGCGAAAAAAGCTGCTGCTGCTACTAATAAATACAATCAAGAAGTTTTTGAAGCTGATAAGAAAAACTATGCAAATAGTTCAGCTTATGATTGGGAGACTACCCTTAAAAATTATAAGTACAATCAGGACATTCAAGAATTTAATTATGCTCAAACTGTAAAGCAGTATTTAGGTTCCGTAGAAAATGCTGAACAACAGCTTATTTATAACGCAGCCGCAGCTAAAACAGCCTATGAATCCGAACAGGCTTCCTTAGGTGAAATTATGTCAGAAGATGCGTTTGCTAGAGAAAGCTTGTTGGTTAATCAATTACAAGCACAAGGGCAGGCGCAACTGATGCAAGCTGGTAAATCAAGAGCCAAGGCTATGCAAAGTATATCTGCAAAAGTTGGTAGAGATACTCAAGTAATGAACGCTAGCCTTGAAAGCGCTGCGTTGCAGAACCAACGAAACATGGCTGACATCGCCCTTGGTAAATTCCTTGATGACCAAAACGTTATCAACTCAATGATGATTGAGCCTGAAAAGGGACCTGCACTTCCTAAACCAATTCAACCTCCTAAGAAAATTTTTGTAGAACCTATGAAGGCTACGGCTGCATATATTCCAGCACCTTTGATGCAAAGCACCTTTGCACCTTTGGTAAGTGGTATCGGTGGTGCTGCTAATACTATTATGAAAGCTAAGATGGGAGGGGCGTTCGGCTAAACTCCAAAAACCGTAGAATAATTAAACCTTTAGTAATTAAATTATGGCACAGTACCGTGGGTCGGCTAAATCAAGGGGTTATAACCCTAGACGTGTCGATCAAAGCAACATCCAGCGTATGCGTGAAGATAGTGAACGCACTGCTCGCGCTATGAGAGAAGCTGCTGAAATGGAAATTACCGACCGACGAAGGGTTTCACGTCAAGTACGTGAAGACCAGGCTGATACTCGTCGGATGCAGCAGAAAAATTTTGACATTTTAACAGGAAACCTTCAAAGAGAACTGTCTGGTCTTCAAGCTCAAGCAACACGAGATCAGCAACAATATGCTGTTGATTCTAAAGCTGTTAATACTATTCTAGGTTCAATTGCTAACTTTAGCAGTACTGCATCTGAATTGTTTTTGAAACAAGAGCAAGAAAAAAAGACAGAAGAACAACGAAAAGAATGGTATGGAGCTCTACTCGGCGCTAAAAGAGATGAAGAAGAAGGCAACGGTAAATCAGATGCACTTCTGGCTCAAAATGCCGCTGTAAACGGAAGTAGAGTTAATGCTTTAAATAAAGCTGAAGCTACTGGTGGTGCTGATCTGCTTGTTACCAGTGAATTAGAGGTAAGTGAACCTTCACAGCAGGTTAGTCTTGGTTTGGCTGAAGCAAACGCTAAAGTTGAAGCTGGTGGATTTACCTACGAAGCTGAGCAAACAATCATCGAGCGCCAAAATGGACTTCCAGATGGTGAAGTGTTGACATTTAATGATATAAAAGAGATTATTGATGATTCATTTAATGTTAACGTAAGGGGGTTTTTTGAAGAAAACTGGCCGCCTGAATTGGCAGAAAGAACACTCCGAAAACTTGCTGATGCAAAAATAAGCCTAATTAAAAAATATAGAGAAAAGCAGACCACCTTTAACAATAATCAAATTTTAAGTCAAACTCTTTCAACTTTTACGAAAGCAGATGACAAACAAAAGATTATTGAATTTCCAGTTACATGGACTAAACTTCTGCGGCAAGCAAAGGGAGACAACAGAGTAGCTTGGGAGCTTCTTAAACCACAAGTTACTGCTATTGATGAAAGAACTGGTGAACCTGTAATTAACCCAGATGTTTTACGTCAACTGCCTTTGGTAATTTTTGATAAGAAGACTACTGTTGGTGAGCATTTTACTAATGCTAACGGTCAGGAAGTAGGGATTCTTCGTGAGTTTACTTCTGAGCTTATGAAAAACAGAAGGGGTTGGGAAAGACGACGGTCTGAAGCACGTGCGGCGTCTCAAAAAGAGGTTGAGCAACAGCTTCTTCAAGCCTTGAATCCAGAAACTGCTACTGCAGCAAATTATGACGAAGCTCAGGCTATGCACGTGCAGATGTTTAACGAAGAAAGCCCCGCCATCGCTGCTCGAAAAAAACATCTTGCTGTCCCGCTTGCTCAAAACCAATCTTTTATTCAAAGTATTTTATCAAAAGATGATCTTGAACTTACAAAGGCTGATGAAGATGCTGTAAAAATTGCAAGTTCCGAAGGCGAAGCGTATCAAATTATTAAACAACGTCGTGAATCTCCTACTGGTCCTGCTCAATTTGAATCTACCGCCATCCAAAAAAGAATTCGTCCGGGTCTAGGTGCAATTAGAGGTAATATAGATTTTAGCAAAGCAGCACTACCTGGCTCTGGTATAGCAGAGATTTATTATACACAACAAGTATATCAAAGAGCTTTGGATCTTATGGGTGATCCTAGCCAGCCAACTGGTTATACTTTAGAAGAGGCTGTAGCTACTGCTGTAGCTGAAGAAACTGCAAAACATGAAGAACAAAGAGATACAAAAAATTATAGCTTACCTTACGCTCGAAAAATACTTCCTGGTGGTTTAGTTTCTTATCCACACCTTGAAAAGTTAGCCGGTAACATTGCACCAGGCGATATTATTACCAATCAACGGTTAGCTCTTAAAAGAAGAATTATAGATCAAGCAGCTACAGGAGACGATCAAGCGTTTGGAACTATTGTTGACGAAGCAGAATCAATTATTTCACCTAAACGTATGGAATATCTAATTAAAAACCCAGATGCCCCGCCAAGTAGACTTGAAAGTGCTGCTTTAAGTTATTCTAATGGTATGTCTTTACATGAAATGCGTAACAGGCAGTACCGTGCTCTAGGTGGTACGGAAGATATTTTCAGAGCACCTGCTATCCTTGGAAATGTTAAGGTTTCCGCAGATTTGCAAAGAATTTTTAATGATCCAGGAAACAGCGTTCATACTAAATTAAATGCTGTTAACATTGCGGCTGGTAATACAGATGTTTACAAATCACCTGTTTTTATGCGAGCCGGTTCTCCTATGCATATCTATACCTCCGGTAACATTGGACCTACATCTACTGGACCTCATCTAGACGTCAAGCGGGTTGATGGTCAAGAGTTTGCGCCAAGTGCTTTGGATACTTTTATTGAAGTAGAAGACCCAGAACTTGGTAGAGTACCTCTAAGTAAAGTACCTATTACTGGTGACTTTGCTGAACACAAAGCACGCGGATCACACGGTATTGACTACGGTCTTTATAGTGGAACCCAGGTCTTTGTTAAAAATGGAGCCAAAGTAGTTGACACAAAACCGTCAGAACATGGCGATGTTGTGACTATTGAACTACCTAATGGTCTTCGATATACATTTCTACACGGCACTGCGCCTAAATAACTATGGCTACTGATATTGAAGAGAGTCTTGAGTTTAATCCAGAGGATGCTATTGATCCCAACTTGGCGATTGAGTTAGCAGCTACACAGCAAGATATTGATGCTGAACCTGTGGTACAAACAGCCCCTACGGGGGATGAACAAGTCTCTCCACAACAACCACAACCTCCTACGGGAGAACGTCCATACCCAATTCCTGAAGGAGTTGACACTAGCGCATCTGACTTTGAAGAAAGGTACGCTAACTATGTTGCTAAATTAGAAGAAAATAAAAAATTCCAAGACCCTAAGTTTTACGTCGAGCAGTATGCAGCAATTCCTGTAGGTGTTGTAGATTTTGCTACAGATCTTATTAATAAAATTCCAGGTATTGACATTCCTAAAATGCCTGAATTTCAATATAAAGAATACGAAGCAGCGCGTAACATTGCCTCTGTTGTTGTACCTACCATGGTCGGCACTGGGGTTCTAGGTGCTGCTGGCAGAGCTGCTAATACACGTGTTGGCTGGGGTATTGGTCAAAACAAATTTATGCAATGGATCGGTAACCGTGGTGTTGAATCACTGGCTGGTCTGGGTGTAGGTGTGGTAAGCAGTGAGTACATGGAACACAACGCTACTGGTACTCTTAAAAAGTCTTTCCCTAAAACCTACGACTTTATTCCTGATAGTGTAGCTACACTTGATACTGACTCACCTGATGAGAAACGTCAAAAGAATATCCGTGAAGACATCGGCGGCGGTATGTTTGTCGAACTTCTGGGATCTGCAATCCGGTTTGGTACTGCCATTGGTCAAACAGGTCTAGCTGTGCGGAGGTCTAATAAGTTGGTCGGTGAGACGGCAGAAGCGCGTAAGTGGCTTTCTGAGAACTCACCTAAACCACGATCTGATGACCCTGAGGCATATCTAGTTGAAGGCGCTATTAAACAGGAAGAAGCCCTGGATGAGATCGGTGCATACAATGTCATGAATAATCCCAACATGGACGTTGCCCTTAAGGGTGTCCATGATTTGTTTGACTACACTGAACTTGGTGTTCGTACTGTAGATGACTTTGGTATTATTGGTGCCTCTATCGACCAGGTGCGTGTTGCACGTAACCTTGATAGCGTCAATGGTCGGATGGGTAACATCATCTCCGAACCTGCCCTTAAATACGGTCTGCAATCAGCTGAAAACTCTAACCAAATTGTTATGGGTCTGGCTGATCAACTGCATAAAGCAGGTGAGATTGGTATGGAGGGTAATAACTGGAAGGTTACCTTTAAGGATGTTATTGATGAAAACGAGAACCTTGCTATCTCGATGATCGATCCACGTATGTCTAAAGCTGACATCCGTAAAGTCCTTGAACCACATATTGTGCGGCAACCTGACGGCACTGAAGTGTTGGTAGAGGAAGGTTTTGAAGTTGCCTCTAAAGCCCTCAGACAGCTTGGTTCAGAGGTCACCGGTATGGATATGGCTAGAGCTCAATCTTTGCTTGCTGGGAGCCTTTCTGGACGTGTCTCAGACCTTTCTGAGGGTGCTCGTCTGATGAGTGGGACACCTGCTGTTAAAGCGGCTCAAGAAAAGGTGATCGATCTTATGCAGCACATCACTCAGTTGACTGCTTCTGCTAAGTATTACAAGAACCGCAAGATGAACCTGATTCAAATGGTTCAGAATGGCTTTAGGAACATCGAAGGTTACACCGAGGCTACTGCATTGGGTGCCGGTGAGACTGCTCAACGCATTTTCCAAGACTCCCAACGTTTTGGTTCTACCATGCGTATGATTGCCGACAACCAACCTGAGCTGATGGATCAATTCCTGATGGCATACGAGCTGACTGACGGACGCATTGACACCATTGCTAAGATGAACCAATACATCTTTGGCATGACTGCTGACCTTGGTAAAGGTATTATTAACCTGAACCCTGAGGTTGAGAACAAGCTAATTGCTGGTGTATGGTCTAACGTTTACAACAGCATTCTATCTGCATTTGCTACCCCTATCCAAGCATTGGTTGGTAACTTTGGTGGTATTATTGCACAACCTGTTGCACATTTTGGTGGGGCAATTGCCTCTGGTGATTTAAAAGCAATTCAACGCGGTTGGATGGCTTATAGTTCTCTCGGTGAAACTCTAAAACGCGCACTTCCATATGCAGGTGACGTGTTTATGAAAGCATCCCGTGAACCTGAAGCAGTACGTGCTGGAACACGTATTGACCTTTTGCTTCAATCAGAGCGTGAAATGGAGTTCCTTAAACAAGCTGCTCTTACTCAAAAAGAACTAGGTAATAATGGGTTAGAGTATCTTGTTAATCAAATTGAACATTTCAATGATTTAGCTAAAGATCCTGTCTTGCGGTTTGGTCCTAATGCTATGACTGCACTGGATGGTTTTACTGGTGTATTTAATGCATCAGCAGAAGCCAGGTTTCGTGCTATGGATGAACTGGTTGAAGCTGGTAAACCCATTACTAAAGAAAACCTACAACCAATTGCAGATAAATACTACCAGAAAATGTTTGGTAGTGATGGGATGTTAAAAGATGAAGCGGTTAAATACTCGACTTCCGAAATGGCTCTTAACTTAGACACACCTGTTGCACATGGCGTTAGTGACATAGTTAGGATGATTCCAGCAATGCGTCCATTCCTTATGTTCCCCACCACTGGGATGAACCTGATTGATATTCAGGGTAAATACAACCCATTATTTACACCGTTTCAACGTGACATTAACGAACTAGCTAATACACCGTTGAGCACTTTGCTAGCAAATCAAGACAGAGTTGATGAGCTTTTGCGTGCCCGCAACATTGATGTAGATTCAATGAGTGCTGTAGCTAAACGTGATAAAATTGCTGACCTTAAATATATCACACGTGGTCGTAAAGCTATCGGTGCAGCGTCTGTTACTGCTGCTATCAGTCTTATAATGAATGATCGTTTGACTGGCGATGGTTTGTATGACAAAGAAGCTCAACGTTCTCGTGAAAAACAATCTAACTGGCAAAAACGTAGCATTAAAGGGCTAGATGGTAAATGGTATTCATACGAAGGTCTTGGTCCTATTGCTGATTGGATTGCACTTGTGGCTAATGTAGCTGACAACTTTGACACACTTGGCACTGCAAACACCGAGCGTATGCTAGAAAAAGCTATGTTTGTGTTAGGTGCTTCAATTACTGACCGTACTGGTTTGTCTACTATTAAACCTTTAACTGACATTCTTAGTGGCAATGAAGGCGCTATGAACCGTTGGTCTGCTGGTTTTGTTAACAGCCTCGGACCTTTGTCTGGACAACGTGGCGAATGGTCTAGAATCTTTAGTCAAGGCTTGATGGAAGTAAATGATGATTTTATATCCATGTTAGCAAATAGAAATCGGTTTGCAATGGAAATCGATCCTGCTAATAGTGCTCCTTATGTTTACAGCCCAGTAACCGGTGAAAAAGCTAACGGTTATGGTTTCTTACAACGTCTTTGGAACGCATATAGTCCATTTAAAATCCACGCTGAGCAATCTGATGAAGAAAAGTTCTTGCAGGAAATTGAGTATGACAGTAGTACCACCTTTAATACTTATAAAGGTGAAAATTTAACTGCATCCGAAAAATCTGAATTGTTTCGTATTATGGGCGAACGTGGTGAATGGCGTGATGCTATTAGATCAATTATGAAAGATGCTGGTGATTGGAAAAGTGTCGCTCGATTGCGTAAGTTGCGTAGACAAAATGTGTCTTCTGATGACACCGCTTTACAAGATTGGGATTTTATTCATCTAAGACTTGATCAAGCCCGTAGAGCGGCTGAAGATCTTGCATTTGCTGATTTAAACAAAGATGTTATTGCAGGCATTGAATCTAGGGCACTAGAAAATGAGTTAAAAAAACAAGCTAGTACTAGAGGTGAAACTCTAGATATTGAAGAACCTTTAAACACTAGATACTAACGAATTATGTCGTGTTCTGACGTACAAACAATTAAAGCCGGAGACGGGTCAAAGACACAGTTTTCTTTTGATTTCCCGTACATTTTTAAATCTGAGATTCACGTTTATTTTTGGAACGTAACAACTAAAGAGTATGACGAGAAGCTCACGACTGATTCCACCTACCCTTGGCAAATCACTGATGCTAACCCTACTATTGTAGAGTTTACAGGAACTGCTCCACCAGCACCTACTGCTCCTACAGATCCTAATGAGCCTACGGTTGACAACGTTAAGATCCGTCGTATCACCAAGGTGGACGACATCCGGGCGTTGTTCAACCCTGGTTCTGCTATCCGGTCTGATGACCTGAACAAGAACTTTGAGCAGCTTCGTTATGCTATTCAGGAGAGTAACTGTCAGGGTATTCCTGATGATGTCGATACTTACCTGAAGACTTATTATTGGAATAACTTTGACTCAACAGTTTACTCTACTGAGACTTGGGATTCTGATGATGATCAGGTTGCGACAACTCAAGCAATTGATGCCCGCATTGATGCTAAGATTGACTCTGCTCTAACCGTTGATATTATCGGTGCTGATGGTGTTAACGTTACAGACGACACACCTGGTACTGGTCAGATTACTGTTGGTTTGAGTGATAACTCAGTAGACTTTGACAAGATCAAAGATGCTGACCAGATTAAACTGGCTGATCAAGAAGCAGATTATGATAACAGCGGTTCTGACGATAAAGTCTTTACTTCTCTTGCCGCTGTCCGTCGTTTTGAGAACTATGTCCAAGACGCAACACCTTCTACCACTGGTATTGGTAAAGGTGCTGTTTGGCTAGACGTTGCTGATGACAAGACTCTTTCTATGTGGGATGGGTCTGCATGGCAGGCTGTTACGTCTGGTGGTACATTTTCTAACCAACCTAAGGTTGTTTATGTTGATGCATCATCTGGTAGTGACAGTAACGATGGTCACCGCATTAGCCGTCCTAAGAAAACTATTAAAGCTGCTGTTGAGCAGATTAACGCTGACGCCACGTATGGTGATGGTAGTATTGTCTCGGTTGCTCCCGGTATTTATGCTGAGACGCTTCCTATTGATATTACCAAAAACGACGTTGGTATTATCGGTCAATCGTTGCGTACTTGCATTGTTCACCCTAAAATCCCATCAGCAGATCATGCTACGTATGATGTAGATGTTCCAGAATCACAGGAACTTCAAACTATGTTCCGCGTTAACAGCGGTTCATACTTTAAAAACCTGACACTTACTGGTCTTAAAGCAACTGGCACACGTGGTGATACTGGGTCTTTGTACACAGATAGTACGTATGGTTTGCCGCCAAGTCAAGGTTGGAACTTTGCGTTCTATCCTAATGCAATTATTAAGAAGTCGCCATATATTCAAAACTGTACTAACTTTAGTGACTCACAGATAAACAACGTTACCTTTACGCCGCACACGCCTGGTGAAGGTGCTGCTGGTGACCTTGACTCTGCTCCAACTGGTGGCGGTATTTTGGTTGACGGTAGTGTACCTGCTACTACCAGTCCGCTGCGTTCTATGGTGTGCGACAGTTATACTCACACTGCACTAGACGGTCCTGGTATTCTTGTCACTAACAACGGTTATGCACAGTGTACCAGTAGCTATGCGTTCTTTAACCATGCACACATTACGTGCATCAATGGTGGTCAAGCTAACCTAGCAGCATCTACTTCTGACTTTGGTCGGTTTGGTTTGGTTGCTGATGGTAAGTCTGCTACTGCTATCTTTACGTCTAACGTAGACGGTGCTGCTGCTGATAATTCTACTACGTTTAACATTAACGCACCTGTGGCGGCAACCGGCTGGTTCGGAAGTGCTACTCGTCCACAGAATAACATGATGGTGACTGTGAACAGTGTTACCTATCCTGTTCTTAGTGCTGCAGCTTACACTGATAGTGAGGGTGGTTCTGGTTGGACTGTAACAATTAGTCGTCCAGACCCTACCGATACTTCAAATAACCTTGGTCTAAACGGTGCTGTAGCTGACGATGCTGCTGTATCTTTCTTCCTTCGGTCTATGATTGCATCTAGCGGTCATACCATGGAGTACGTTGGTAGCGGTACAGACTACACTGCTCTGCCTGAAAATGGTGGTGTGCCTATTGACGCAAACCAAATTAAAGAGCTTAATGGCGGTAAGGTATGGGCAGCTACTACTGACCATAAAGGTACATTTAAGCTTGGTGATTTCTTTACTGTTGATCAACAAGCAAGTTCCTTGACCGTTAATGACGGTACATTTAAAGTTAACCTTGGTACACTCGACGTAAACGTTGGTGGAGATGCGGTTGTTGGTGCTCCCCTTGACATGGGTTCTAATGAGCTTACTTCTAGTAGTGGTGATCTTAAACTCAATGCAAGTGGTAATGTAAACGTTCAAACAAATAAAATTACCAACGTTGTTAACCCAACTGCTGCACAGGACGCTGCTACTAAAGCTTATGTAGATGCTGCCGATGCTGCATTTATTGGTCATGTTGTAGACGATACTACACCACAACTTGGCGGTAACTTGGATGTTAATGGTAATACTATTACCAGCACGTCTAACGCTAACGTTGTTATTGATCCTAATGGTACTGGTACTGTTGACGTAAGTACTAGCCGTATTACTAGTGTAACCGATCCTACAGGTGCACAGGATGCTGCTACTAAAAATTACGTTGATAGCAACTTTAATAACTACACACACCCTAACCACACTGGTGATGTAACATCTACTGGAGATGGTGCTACAGTTATTGCAGCTGATGCAGTTGACGGTACTAAAATTGCTGACGACAGTATTGATTCGGAACACTATGTTGACGGATCTATTGACACGGCACATATTGGTGATTCACAAGTCACAACTGCCAAAATTGCTGATGTAAACGTCACTACCGCTAAAATTGCCGACGACGCTGTTACTGCCGACAAACTAGCTGATACTGCTGTAACTGCTGGTAGCTATACGTTTAGCAGCATTACAGTTGATGCACAAGGTCGTATTACTGCTGCATCTAGTGGTACGGTTTCAGCAGACAAGATTACTGAAGGTAATACAGAAGCTGAAGTTGTAGACACTGGTACTGACGGTCACTTCAAAGTTACAACTGAAAACACTGAACGTATTCGTGTTGGTCCTGCTGGACAGATTGGTATTGCTGGTGCTAACTATGGTACAAGCGGTCAAATCCTTACTAGCGGCGGTGCTTCTGGTGCTGTTAGCTGGTCTGATGCACCCTCTAGTTATCCTGAAAAAGGAGCTAGCGGTTCTAACAGCTGGGCGGTTGTTCATGCTCATACTATTGATGCTGATTATACAATCGCAACCGGTAATAATTGCATCAGCGGTGGTCCTCTGACTATTAATAGCGGAGTCACTGTTACTGTTTCTTCTGGATCTACCTGGACTATTGTTTAATTATGGCTATTTCAATTAACGGATCCGGTACAATAACCGGAGTATCAGTCGGCGGTTTGCCTGACGGCATTGTTGATTCTGACATGTTGGCGTCTAGTGCTGTAACCACAGCTAAGATTTCTGACAACCAAATTACTGAGGCAAAGCTTGCCAGTGATCAACAAAAGGGACTTGCTAAGGCTTGGGCTAAGTTTGACGGGACACTATCAGATATCGGCACTGGAGACAATTCATTCAATATTGATGATATTGATGACGTTATATTAGGCACTTACACAATCCATTTTACCACCGACATGCCAAGTGCTAATTATGTAATAACAGGCATGTGTGCAAACACAGCTGATAATTTTTCGTCTGAAATTGCTGGAGATGCTAGAGGAGCTGTCGCACTTTGTGTGAGCGGACACACAGCACCGTCAGCAGATTCATTTAAAATTGAAGCTCGGTATGGTTCTAGCGCTACTTCTGCTGGTGATGTTACCGATATGAATGAGATTTATGTTGCCGTTTTTGGAGATTAAATTATGAGTACACTTAAAGCATCTAATATCCAAGATACTAGCGGTAATAACAATTCTACACCTGCAGAAATTAGCCAAGGTAGGGCTAAAGCGTGGGCTTACTTTGATGGAACTGGAACGCCTTCGGTAGTAAATGGTTACAATGTTGATACAATAGATGATGGCGGAGATGGAAAATACACGCTCAATTTTACAACTGCAATGGCAAATGCAAACTACTGCCCTGTAAGCATGAGTGTTAAATCGTCAACTCAAACGCAATCGCGACATTGTACTTATGCAGGAGGTACAAAATCAACTACTCAGCTGCAAGTCGAGTTAGAGATTGGTAACGGTACAAATTATGATCTTGATACGTTGTTTGTTGCTGTTTTCGGAGATTGACCCGTCCACTTTTTATTTTTAAATTATGTCTAAAATTATTTACACTAATCCCGACAATGGCATTGTAATTGTTGTCCATCCTACCGGTGCAACTCCTATTGAGGATATTCCAGCAAAGAGGGGATTGACCGATTACGAAATCGTTGACGACGATGTAATCCCTACCGACCGTACCTTCCGTAACGCTTGGGTTAAATCTGGTGCCACTATTGTCGAAGACCTACCCAAATCCAAAGAAATCGCACATGAGCGTCGTCGTGCCGCTCGTGAAGAAGAGTTTAGACCTTATGATGAAGTAATCTCTAAGCAGATTCCTGGTGCTGATGCTACTGCTGCTGAGGCTTCTCGTGCTGCAATCCGTACTAAGTATGCAACTATGCAGACTCAGATTGATGCAGCGACCACGACTGCTGAAATCAAAACTGCGTTGGGCTTATGAGTATTAAATTAAAAGGAAGTACAGACGGGAGCGTAACACTACAGGCTCCCGCCGATACCAGCCCGACTGGTACAGATAAAACGCTAATTTTGCCTACCGGTGTAGGTAGTGCAAATCAAACCCTGAAAAACGGCAGCACTGCTGGAACGCTTGAGTTTGTAACTCACCGAGGTTTTGTCACTTACGCAATTATTGCCGAGACAGAATCAGCCGGTGTCAGTGCCGGTTCATTTACATCTGGCGACTGGCGTACCCGTGACTTGACTGACACTCCAATTACGGATCCTGACAACATTGTTTCTGTCTCAAACAATCAATTTACGTTAGGTGCTGGTACTTATTTAATTGAAGCGTCAGCCCCTGCTTATCATATCAACGCGCACCAAGCACGGCTTTACAACGCTACAGATAGTTCAGTTGTTCAGTATGGTCAAAACGCATACGCCACTTCTGCAGATAATGTGCAGACCAATGCTTACGTTTCCGCAAGATTCACTATTACTGCCAGTAAGGCTTTTGAGATCCAACATCGTTCCACGCTTAGTAAAACCGTAAATGGATTAGGCATCGGTTTCGACTTCGGAAGTACAATGATATATACCGTTGTTAAAATTTTTAAGGAGGCTTGATTATGGATATTAACATTGCACTGCTACAGCTTGGTCTTAACACCAGTCGTTATCGTCTGAGCAAATCACCGCCACCGCACACTATTATTGAGTGGATTGGTCCTGGTGAACAACCAACTGACGCTGAATTACAGGCAGCTTATGATGCTTGGATTGCAGTTCCTGAAAACGCCGAATCTTTAAAAAACCCATGATTGCTCTTATCCGTCCCGTATTGATGTCGTTCCTTGGTAGCGACAAAGTAAAGCGCCTCATTGTTGACCTGCTCCGCAAACTGGCAGAAAAGTCTGACAACACTGTTGACGACGCTGCTGTTGATGTTTTGGAACGTGGTTTGTTTGGTGATAAGTAATGGACTTAGGTGAGCCGCCGGTACTACCGTCCCTAAAGCTCCCTGAGCCCCTTGTTTTACCCCGTCCGGTACTAGATGTCCCACGAGCGGATTTGCCCTCATACAAGCCGCTTGTGGTGCCTCCTAGCGACCTTAGACCACCTCCGGGAGTCAAAGGAACAACACAATCTGACAAAGAAAACCCAAAACCTAAGCCACCTCCGGTTAAAATACCGGAACCGCCTAGTAATATACGAGAGGTAGACATTCCGTTTACGGATGTAACCATGCCTCTCCCTTCAAACGAAATACTTGTCACGGCTGGTACTACTGCCACCGTGTCTGTTGCAGCCACCCTTACAGCAACGGCAGTCTTTAAATGGACTGTAAATGCAATGAAGCCCATTCTTAAACAAGCATGGACAAGAATAACAAAACGGAAGGGTTTATCAAGTTCATCGTCCTCATCTGGTCCGCCGGACTCCTAACTGCTAGTTATGCAGGTTGGATGGAGAAGATGGATCCCACTTACGTCGCCTCAATCCTGAGCGGCACTCTAGCAACTTTCTCAATTACCCGCGAAAAAAAGGAATGAAAAAGCTACTCCTGTTGCTGCTGTTGGCTGCACCCGCATCAGCTCAAACTGTAACCCCACAGTTCACCCAGGGGTCAATGCAATCGACTACTACCACCACGATTGACATTGAACGTACTATCGAGACTGAAGTCTATGGTGGTGACTATTCATCATGGAGTGGATCAAACGTAACTCCCAGCGCAGACATCGCGGGAGACAGTACAACATTCTCAGTAACCACCGCTGGAGATCCATGGTCTTTGGAAATCACAACACGCGATGCAGGAATCGTGGAGACAATCGACATCACAGAAAGTATCGATTCAGTTTCTACCACTACCTCGCTCTCTATCTTCTCGCAGTAACACCTGCGTATGCAGAAGATCCTAAAGTACAGAACACTTCTAACCCTGTAGCAGCTGCAACTGGTAATGTTACCAACCAAGCTGTACAATTTCAGAACAATGGTGCACCAAGTAGACAGATATTTGGTCCTAATAGTTCGTGTAATGGCTCTACTATGACGTTTAGTCCGTTTTATATGGGCAACGACACCATACCGTACGAATCTGACGGATACGTCCGTTCTAATAACTACGGTATGCAGCTTAATTTTATGGTACCACTAGATGGTGGCATGATAGAACTGTGCAAACAGATAGCTAACCGACACGAACAAAAAATGCGCCTTGAGTATGAACTAGCTAGAGCATTAAAATGCACAGAAATTATGAAAGCTGGTTTTACATTTCGTCCTGGAAGCAGGGTAGAAGTATTATGTCACGACATTATTCCTATCGTATCTTTGAACAATGATCGAAGCTCTAGTAAGCCTGTCGATAGCAGCGATAGCGGGCGGAGCAGCACTGAACAGCAGGCTGCACAACCGAATCAATAGTGTTCACGAACGTATTAGTGCGCTTGACCGCCGACTAGATGGTATCGAACTTACTGTGGCTTCTGAGTATGTCAAGAAGTCTGAGTTAGCTGAGTTACTTAGCCGGATGGAAGACCATATGGTACGTATTGAACAAAAACTAGACCAAATCGTGCTACGTAATGTCTAAGAAAAAAGCAACTGAAGACCAGTTTAACGAGCTGCATAATCTAGTTACTAAGGAGTTTCTTGCCCGTATTAAATCAGGCGAGGCTTCTACAGCTGATCTTAAAGCAGCTTGCGACTGGCTCAAAACAAATGACATCAGTGGTGTCGCCCTTGAAGGTAATCCACTGTCTAAACTGGCAGCGGTTATGCCCCAGGTAGACCCTGAGCTTGTACAACGGAGGTTACATGGCTCGAACGTCTAAACATAGCGGTGCAAAATACGCTAACGGTAACTACAAATCGTACCAAAAGAAGTACGACTCATCTAAACTACAGATCAAAAAACGGTCTGCACTAAACAAAGAAAATCGGAGACGCGGAACCTATGGCAATGGCGACGGTAAAGATGTATCACACAAAAAGAATGGTAAAACATTCCTTGAAAAAGCATCTAAAAACCGAGCCCGCAAAGGACGCGCATGACTCCCTTACTTCCTACACCTGACGACTATCTTTTT